GATGTATTTGCAAGAGCGCCACGCAAGCGGCGGCAGGGCTTGTGGTCACGAATGTAAATTGTGCGTTGCAATGCATGGTTGCAATAAGTAAGACAGGCTAAGAGGTGATATTATGTGTGTATTTAGTTCAAGCAAACCAAGCGTTCCTCAAGAAACTGAGCAGGCTAAACAAGAGCGTGAAGCGCAAAAAGCCAAAGAGCAACAGCGCAGAGAAACCGCAAAAGCAGAACAATTAGAAGAAACTGTTTCTACTATCAGCAAGGGTATTGGTCGGCGCTCACTTTTGACAGGTAGCCGTGCTGGTTTAGGTTATTATAGCGAGACTCTCTAATGCATAGCGCAAAGCGTATGATCGAAAAGTACAATCGTGCGAAAACATACCGCACGAACTTTGAACCTCTGTTTGAGGAATGTTATGAATATGCTTTGCCAATGCGGGAAAGTTTTTATCACGAAGTCGCTGGTCAGCGCCGTGATGACAAGATCTTTGATGAGACTGCTGTAGTTGGTGTACAAGAGTTTGCATCCCGATTACAGTCAGGCTTAGTGCCTAACTTCGCACGTTGGGCAGACCTACTGGCGGGGAGTGAAATCCCTGCGGAGCAAGCAGAGGAGGTTAATAATCAACTTGATACAGTCACTGATTACGTCTTTGAGGTCATCCAGAACTCAAACTTTGGGCAAGAGATCCACGAGTCCTTCATGGATCTTGCCGTTGGAACAGGCATCCTCTTGGTTGAGGAAGGCGATGCTATCAATCCTGTTAGATTTAATGCTATTCCCCTTACAAGCGTTGTGCTGGATACTGGCCCAGACGATAGTATTGATCACATATATCGTGAGAGGAAACTTAAAAATGCAGAGATTCCTGTTGCGTATCCGAAAGGAACTATTAGCCCAAAACGAGCGCGAGAAATCGAAACACAGCCTGACAGTGAGACAAGCATCATTGAGGCTGTATGCCGTGACTACAGCAAGCCAAATGTTGAAGCGTACACCTACGACATTGTTGATGTAGAGCGTCAAGAGTTTATCTTTCAAGATAAGTTTACTGGTCTAGGTTCTTGCCCATTTATTCCATTCCGTTGGTCAAAAGCATCTGGTGAAGTGTATGGTCGCGGCCCGCTCATCAACGCCCTGTCTGCGATCAAGACGACCAACCTAACGATTGAACTAATCCTTGAAAACGCACAGATGGCTATCTCCGGTATCTATCAGATGGATGATGATGGGGTTGTGAATCCTGATACAATCAACTTAGTCCCTGGAACTATCATCCCGAAAGCCATGGGTTCTGCTGGTTTACAGCCAATCCGTGCGGCAGGGTCTTTTGATGTCGCTAACTTGGTTCTTAATGATCAGCGTATGAATATCAAACGTGCGCTGTATAACGATATGCTTGGTGATCCTAATAAGACACCAGCGACTGCAACAGAGGTTGCAGAACGGATGGCTGACCTTTCGCGCCGTATTGGTTCAGCATTTGGTCGCCTGCAAGCAGAAATGGTTCAGCCTGTACTACAGCGTGTGATCTACATTCTTCGCAAGCAGGGTCGCATTGAGATCCCAACAGTTAATGGGCGTGAAGTAAAGGTACGCTCATCATCACCGTTGGCTCAAGCGCAAGCAAACCAAGACATCTCAAACATGAATCGCTTCTTGCAAGTGGTAGCGGGTAACTTTGGGCCAGAGGTTATGAACCTTCTGATTAAGTCTGAAGATGCGGCAGTATATCTTGCTAAGAAGTTTGGTGTGCCAGACTCCTTGATCCGAGATGGTATTGAGCGTCAGCAATTGCTTCAGGCGGCACAACAGTTACAACAGGCGCAACAAGAAGGGGCAGTGCCAAATGCAGAAGTCTTTGAGCGTTGATGGATTTGAACGATCTAAAGAAGACGACAAACTAATCTCACAACACATTGATGCTTGTTTCTCTACCCCAGCAGGGAAAGAAACACTTAAATACTTACGTTCAATTACCATTGAAATGGTTCATGGTGGTGGCGTATCAGACGCTGAACTTCGTCATATGGAGGGTCAGCGTTATCTCGTGGCGTTAATAGAACGCCGTATTCAACATTCAAAAAAGGTAAAAGCAAATGACTGAAACAGATAATGTGGAAGTGGCTACTATGGACACTGTGGCTACCGAAGCACCTGTGTCTGAGCGCCCTGAGTGGCTACCAGAAAAATTTAACACACCTGAAGACTTGGTAAACTCATACTCAAGTCTTGAGTCTAAGTTAGGGCAGAATGAAGCAAGCATTCGTGAAACTCTAATGAAAGAACTTGAAGCAGAGGCATACTCAAGCCGACCTGAAACTGTGGGCGACTACAAAGTGCCAGAAGTAGTTGATGAGTCTCTGGCTGTTGACAACCCATTATTTCAATGGTGGGCAAACCATTCGTTTGAAAATGGTTACAGCCAAGAAGAATTTGAGGCAGGCATTGAGCAATACTCACAATTCTTTGACGCAATGCAACCAGATCTTCAAGCAGAACATCAAAAGTTGGGTGAGAATGCTGATGCTCGCATCGAAGCGGTTGATCTTTGGGCAAACAAGTTTTTCCCAGAAGAAATGTCAGAAGCAGTATTGACACTTGGTCAGTCTGCGGCAGGCATCGAAGCGCTTGAGTACATCATGCAACAAGTAAGCGATACATCGGTTACAGCAGATACAACAAACATTTCTACTGTCGATGAAAATGATCTACGCTCAATGATGCAAGATCCTCGATATTGGAATCCAGCAAAGAGAGAACCTAACTTTGTCAAGCAGGTCGAACAAGGATTTTCCAAACTTTATCGCCGATAGTATTCACACTGAAGGTGATTATAAACTTGTCAATGCGACACACGATGATGCAGACTATGTGTCAAAGAACTTACGCATTGAGGATGTTCGTGAATGTGTCATCCATGGCCTCTCCCCATGGAAGGCACTTCACGTTCCTATTCAACACGCCGATTCAGAAGTCTACACGCTAAAGCACAAAGACAAGCCTATGCTTCTTGGCGGCGTGATTGAAAACTCAGAAGTACCCGATCTTATGATGGGAACAATCTGGTTGCTTGGCACTTATGAACTAAACAATCATAAGCCAGCATTCATGCGGTTTAGTAGGTATATGCTAGATGATATTTTGATGCGGTATGATGTGGTCGAAAACATTATTCCCATTGATCATATGAAAAGCATACTCTACTTAACCAGACTTGGTTTCCTTTTTTCTGAAGAACCTATTCTTGTTAATGGTTTCACTTGTTTACGTTTTGTGCGTTGCGCTTCCAATGTAGAGGTGTCATTTGAATAGTATCAGCCCGAATCTACAGATGGCCCGAAAGGATAACCAGATGACGGATGTTTCGGAGAACTGTGTAAACCGTAATAAACTAATGTCTTTAGAAAGGGCTGAATAATGGCTAACACAATTGATGTAGCATTCATTAAGCAGTTTGAGTCTGAAGTACATATGGCTTACCAGCGCATGGGTTCAAAACTCCGCAACACCGTGCGTACTGTAGGCAATGTACAGGGTTCAACTGTTCGCTTCCAAAAGATTGGTGCTGGTTCAGCATCAACAAAGTCACGCAATGGTGACATCACCGCTATGGAACTGGTTCACACTCAAGTTGAAGCAACCATGGCTGATCATTACGCCGCAGAATACATCGACAAGTTAGATGAACTGAAGGTCAACATCGATGAGCGTCAAGCAGTAGCGCAGTCTGCCGCCGCCGCGCTGGGTCGTAAGACTGATGAAATCATCTACGCCGCGATGGATGCTGGCGCTAACTCAACACAGATCAACTCAACAGCCGCCGCAATTGACAAGGCTGACCTGTTGACTCTGTTTGAAACCTTTGGTTCAGCAGACATTCCTGAAGACGGTGGTCGTTACATTGCGATGCACCCGAAAGGTTACGCTGACCTGTTCAACATCGACCAGTTTGCATCATCAGACTACGTTGGTGAACAGAACCTGCCATTCGCAGGCGGCATGACCATGAAGGAATTCTTGGGCTTCAAGAT